CAATCACCTGGTCTACCTCCTTGGGTATCTCTACGCCTACGGCCTTCAGTCCACCAGTCACCTGCGACAGTCCGCCCGTCAGTTTTCCGACACCCTCGTTGAATTTCTTCAATTCTTCGCCATCGTCCTTGCCTTTATCGTCGGTCACCTCGCCGGTGTCAGCGTTCAGCTTCAGTCCTACGCCGCCAGCTTCCTCTATCTGCCTGTTCAGTTCTTCGAGGAACGACTGGATGGCTGTCTGGTCGATGCCCTCTGGCGACAGCAGCTTCTCCTTCAGAGCCTGTGCAGTGCTTTCTAAGTCGGCACCAGCCAGTCCGCGCTCCATCATCTCCTGCAACAGCGTGCTGACGGTGGTGGCGTCTTTCAGTCTCTCAGTCAGCGAGGTGTAGAGCTCGCTGCCAAGATCTGCATCCTTCAGCATGCCCTTGATGCTGCCGATGTAGTCGTTGATGGCGTCGAAGTTCATGGGGCCTACTGCCAGGTTCACCCGTGCGCTGTCGTACTTGGCCTGTGCGCTGCCGGCATAGCCCGTGTTGTAGTTTTCCTTCGACATGTCAGGGAAGAGCTTGCCGAGGTCGGGTGGTGCTACCTTCATCTGCAGGGTGGTGGTAGAGACTTGGCCAATAAGCTCTTGCACCTTCTGCATGTCCTCCTGCGTATCAGCTTTGACGGTCATCGTCTTGTCGTCGATGGTGACGTTCTCTATTTCGCGGAGATTCTTCTTCGTCTCTTCGCTCAGCTGACCGTCTATTGTGAACACCGCTTCCTTGTCCTTTGGCAGTATGCCCTGTGCAAGGTTCTTGATGTCCTTGTATTTCTCTTGCTGCTTCTGCAGTTCTGCTACCTGCTGGCGTATCTCACCCTGACGTTCGGCATCGGCTGTCAGAGCCTCTTTCAGCAGGTCGTTGATTTTCTGCTGTACCTTCTGCTCGTCGTCGAGATTCTTGTCGGTCGTGCCACCCTTGCCTCCTTTGCCCCCAGTGCCACCCATGATGTCGCGGACGGTCACGCCCTCGGCACGGTTCGTGGTGCGGTAGGCTTGCGCCTGGGTGCTGTACATCTGACCGACCTGCTGGTCGCGCTGCTGGATGAGAGCTACGAGGTCCTTGTAGCTGTTGTCACCCTCCTTGTCGACGCGGAATGTGCCCCACTTGCGGAACTCTGCAAACGGGTTGCTCTTGTCGAAGTCCACATTGCCGCGGCCTCCTTGCTTGGCAAACTCGGTGCGGGCTTGCTTGTCCCACTCCTTGTATTGCTCGTAGCCCTTCATCTTCTTCGAGAACTCTTCCCAACTGCTGGTGCCCTTCTTGAACTCCTGAAGGCTCATGCCGTTGGTCTTGGCCAGCTTGTCGTAGTAGGCATTGATGGCCTTGCCCGTCTGGTCGACTTCGTTGCCGACGAGTTTCACCATCTTCTGCATGCCACCCTGCAACTGCTTTTCGAGGGAACGGATTTGGCCGGCGGTCAGCTTGTCACCAGTCTGCATCTCGCGGCCGTTGAAGACGGCATTTCTGCGGCCGTCCTGAGGGGCTATGTAGCGACCCGTCTGTATCATGCTGCGGATGCGCTCGTTCTCGGTCTGCTGCTTGCTGATCTGCGGAGCCTGTATAGTCTTCATGGTGCCCAGCTTGTCGAGTTCGTCGTAAGCCAGTCGTGCAGCCTTGACGATGCTGTCGATGTTGCTCAGGTACCCGCTGATGTCGCCATTGTTGATGGCTGTCAGGAAACCTTCATATATACTTTGCGATGCTGCCACCGTGCGGCCCCACTCGTCAACGCTCGACTCACTGGCAAAGAATGCGTCCTTTGCCACGTTGAGAGCCACCTTGCCGGCAGCGATGGCTGTTCCCCATCCCGCCAGCGTCTTGATATTGATGCCGAGTGCTGATGTCAGGCCCTCAATACCACTGGCAGTTCCTTGCTCTGCCTGCTTGGTATTACCCAGTTCCACGTTGACAGAATTCAACTCTGTCTTGGTGTTGTTGATGCGCGTCTTCAGCTGGTCGAGTGACGATGATAATGCCTTTCCGAAGTCACCCTTCTTTTCTTCGTCAGTCAGTCGGTTGTACTGAACGCGCAATTCCGTATATGCCTGTGTCAATTCGTTCAGCTTGCCACGGGTGCTGGTAGCTACCGTCTGCATCTGTCCAAGCGACTTGACATAATCCAGCTGGTCTTTCTCCAACACAGCGAGGGTGCCGCCAACCTTGCGACACTCATTCTCCATCTGCTGAAGTCCTGTGACTGCTCGCTTTATCTTGCTATCATATTCTCCCGATTCGAGCTTTAGTCTGGTGATTACGTCTGCCATATATTATGTTGTTTCTTGTTTAATCATTTCGTCAATAAGAACACTCAGCTGGTCTGCAGCCTTCTGCATGGCCATGTGGCTGCTGGTGCCGAAGAAGTTGCGTTGAGCGATGCGGCCACGGGAACCGAATCGAGTAGTTCTTTCTGTCGTTCCTGCGTTCAGGAATCGAAGCACGAAAGCCCTGCTGTCGCCAGCATAGTGTAGCAGATTGTCTGTGCGTTGTGACCGTGGTCGACGATTTCCGCCTCGCTGCCCTGGCTGTAGTGTGCGTGGCGGCTCGTAGCTGTCGAATTTCACGCTTCGCTTATTCAGAATGCTCACACTACCACCAAGAATCTGGCGATAGACGGCACTCTTCACGGCCTTGTATGCCTGACGTGGGTCTGATTTCATAGCCCCTTGTGCTTCCTTGGCAACAACTCGACGTGCTGCGAGCAATACCTTACGAATCAACCCCTGGATTTTCTTCTCCATCTGGGGGTTGCTCATCATCAGCGCTTCCAGTTCCTGGCGTTGCTTGACTATTCCGTCTATTTCGATATTCTCTGCCATATACCTTTGCAAATCAATGGTACAAAGGTTTACCATTTTCGTGACGTCAGCAAAATGGTACAAACGCAAAAAAAGCCCCCGCACCAGTCTCGCTTGACCAGGTGCGGGGGCGAAAAACAATAAATGTAATAATAAGTAATTGGTGTGTGTGTTACTATTAACTTAAAAATCTAACTAAAAACCTAAAACTATAAATATTACTAACCTATGAAGAAACAGCAGCCTCACGGCTGTTTATCTGGTGCGCCATACCCAGATGGCGAAAGCTAACAATAAGAGGATGATGGCTGCGCCTCCGACTTTCATCTTCAGCCGCTGCCACATGGTGATCTCTGCGGGCACTTCCTTGATGACTTCGACAGGGTAGGGTGCCGGCACGCTGTCTGTCTTTGACTGGTAGATGGTGTCGTGCACCTCCTTTGAGATGTATTTCGTGTGCCATCTGTCAATGGTCACGGTGTCACCAGCTATTCTGACCTCTATGGAGTCATGCATGAAGATTGAGTCTTTCTGCACCTTCGTCTGGATCAGCGTGTCTGTGTGGTGCTCGATGACGGGCACATACTTCGTGGTTGTACAGCTGCTGCACAGCGTAATCAGGGCACAGGCTATGAGTCCCAGGATGATGCCCGCCAGTATGTTGGAGATGCTCATGCTTTCTTTGTTCTGGTTGTTGGTATTGTCAGTCATAAGGCTATGGATTGATAAAACACCAGATAGCAAACGCCTGCACAGCCTGACCTACCAGTCCGCCCAGCATGGTGCACAGCCAGTCGCCCCAGTCCCACTTGCCTCCCCATTGCTTGTCTTTGAACTCCATGCCGCTGGCACAACCCAGCACACAGAGAATGGTAAATACCAGTCCGATGGGGATGGCACATAGGAAGTGTGCCACTCGTGTATAGTCTTTGAATAATATTGCTTTCATACTTATTGCGTCTTTATGTCGTGAAGGTTTACTAAAAAAGAGGGACACCCCGTCGTGGGATGTCTCTCCTGTTGCGCCAGTACCGAGACCAAAGCCTCGGAGTGACTTACCTCTCGTCAGAGGTCAATGTCTTCAACGGTGACAGGTCTGTCAGCCTTGTGTCTACGATGTCCACTGTCATGTAGAGGGCCTCTGCTATCGCCTGGATCGTCTCCAGTGTCACGGCATACTTGCCCGCCTCTATGCGGCTGATGTGTGTGCGCTGTAGTCCAGCACGCAGGGCCAGCTGTTCTTGGCTCATTCCTGCCAACTTGCGCAGGGCTGCTATGCGCTGCCCTATGCGCTCTCGTGTCTGTTGTTTCTGTTCGTCTGTCATAGTCAAAGTATTTTTTCGTAGTGATTTTCTTTCAACCAGTCTGCCATCTCGCGCAGATAAGTGGCATGTGCGAGGGCTTCTTCAGTAGTTTCGAATGTGTCACCGTCAAGTAAGGTGAAGTCTTGCGTCTCGTTGAACTTGTGCTCCTGAAAGCGGCAAACGATATTGTGCGCTTTGTCGGTGCACACCCACCAACCTGGTTGGCGGGTGCTTGGCTGAATGATGAATCGTTCCATATTATCCGATGTAATAAACTTCTTCGAGCTGCTTCTTGGTGTAAGGGATAGCATAGCCGTTTTCCTGCTTTGCCATGCCGAACTGCTTGTCAGTGAACAAGCGAACCATGTAACGCTTTGAGAGCTTCTTGTTGAAGTTGTTGATGAACTCCAGTGCGCGTTCCTTGTTGGCGAAGTGCTTGCGATGGTTGGTGTTGTAACGTCCAGTATATCTGCTTGCGTAACCTTCGATGGCTGCGATGTCGCTCTTGGTGATATACTTACCAGTACATGGTGTGAACTCTGCCCAATAAATGTTGTAAGCTGAGAGGTTGGCTGTGGTGTTAGCTGTAGTCTTCATAATCTTCTTGCGTTGTTTATAGTGTTGCTCCCACTTTGAAAGTTATTTGTTTAAGTTTTACATTGCAAAGATAATACATTTTTCCGATATGTACAAGTATTTACACGTTTTTATTTATAGAATGTGTAATATTTAACACTTTTTTAACGAATGGTGTATATTTTGTTACACATTTTAAGGAATCTTTTCCACCAACTACGCATCTTTCTGCATAACCTTGATGATGCCCTGCCGTATGAGTTTCTTCACAAACGATTTGCGATTGAGTGCCGTGCGATATACGCAGCCCTCTTGCACGTCAACACGTCGAGGTCTTCCCATGTTGGTAATGTCGCCCGTCTTCGTGTCAAGGCAGAAAAGCGACTGTCCTGGCTGTAACTTTATTCTTCCTAAATGTTTCTGTTCTGTCATAGCAATTCCTCCACTAAGTCATAAACGTCCTTAACTGTGTAACTCTTGTTGCCGTACATTTTCTCGTCTGGGATGCTGATGCCAAATTCATGCTCCAGTCCCATGACGATTTCCACTGCGTCGAGTGAGTCTACATCGAGGTCGTCACTCAATACTGCATCACCTTTGATTTCGCTGTAATCTACGCCCAAAACTTCGTTCAGTACGTCGTTTACTCTCTTTTCAATTTCGTCTCTTTTCATACTTTTTAATCTGTTTAATCAGTGTAATCTGTGGTTATACAAAGTCCGCCTCTTCGTCTATCGTTCCGTCTGGTTCGTAGTCCGAGCCCTGTGTCACGATAATGGTCGCTATCTCGCGGCAATACTCCTTGGCCACCTTTGCGCCATCCTCTTGCGATGTGCCGGCGTTCAGTGCTGCCAGTCGTTCCTTCCATTCGGGCTTAGCCTTCTGCAAGGCGTCCTCCGCCTTAAATACCGCCGGGATGATCTGTTCAGCCCAGCGGTCGATTGTCTTTTTGTTTGTCATAATTCGTGTTATTAGTTAGATTCGTGTTCAAACATTCCGTCTGCCTGGGCAGCTCTGACGAGCTGCTGGTGGCAGACGGGTACTGGCAAATCACTGGACTGCCCGAACAGAGAAGCCGTCGAACCGGTAGCCGCTGTCCGCGGGACGGACATTCGAACTACCGAAGATCAAGAGGTAGCCGTCGGTCTGCGAGTCCAACGAGGATGACCAGTAGAGGCCGTGCGAACCACGGCTGAGCAGGCTCGTCCCGCTGATGTAACCTGCGAACGGTATGAAGATGGAGTTTCCGTTGATTTTCGATGTGAAGCAACGGCCCAGGTAGCCTTTGAGTGTCGCCACCTCCGACTCGCAGTTGTCTACCAACTCTTTGAGCTGCTCCTTGGTCGGCATCTTCCAGGGCTCTCCCAGATTGACGCGTGCTGCATCGTGTTCGAGGTCAATATCACCCTTTAGCTCAGAGCCTGGCGTGTTGTCATAGTCATCTTCGAAGTCGTAGTCCTTGCCGGCCTCATGGCCAACCGTATTTCCCCATGAGAAGTACAGACCTGTGTCTTCTGGATTCAATGCTCCGATGTTCCTGTCAGCCCACTTGGTACCAGAAGGCAAACCGAGGTCGATGGCTTGCACGTTTTGTTTAATGTCCTTTTTCATAATTCTTGCATTTTTGTTGGTGAAAATTCGTGTTATTCGTGTTCAAAATATACAGCTAATACGCTCGCGTATCAGCCTAATACAGCGCTGTATCAGCTGTAGCCGCGTCTGTATCAGCTGTATAATTCCAGAGAGTTAGTCGTTCAGCATCATGGGCATGGCCAGCATCAGCACGTCGTAGTCGTCCTCTTGCTCTGACGGCTCGATGACGATGGCGCGGTCTGGAGACTGCATGCTGATGCACACCTCCTGACCGCCAATCTTCTGCAAGACGGTCTTCAGGCAGCTACCACTGACACCTATCTCGATGGTGTCTCCCTCATAGTCGATGGCCATCGAGTCCGTGGCGCCCGTGCTGAAGTCGTAGTCCTCGCCACTCATCTTCAGTTCTTCTCCCTCGAAGTGCATGCGCACCATCTTGGCACCTTGGTTGTCGGCTGTGAATGGGATGACCTTGTGCAATCCGTTTAGCAGACGTCTACGATCTACCGTAGCGTATAGCGGCCAGTCTTCCGGAATGATGGCGTTGTAGTTAGGGTACTTACCTTCGATGAGTCTGAAGGTGATGTCCATCCCCAACAGGTCTATGTGTGCCCAGCGGTCGTTCCACTCTATGCCGATAAAGTCGCCCTCTTCTGCGATGTCTCCCAGAATCTTCGCCACCTTCCTGGGCATGATGAACGACCCGCAGCGCTTCTCGTCTACGTCGATGTGGTACTGTGACTTCACCAGCGCACGGCCGTCAGAGGCTACGATGTCCAGGTCTCCGTCGTTCAGCGCGAAGTTCACACCGTTCATCACTGGTCGCTGGTCGTCGTCAGCCGTAGCCCACAGGCTGCGCTTCATGGCGTCGCGCATCCACTCGCCCTTCAGTCCATCCAGCGTCTCGTTATACTTCTCTTCTGTCGGCATGGGGTATTCGTCGGCACCTTCCAGCGGAAAGTATGTCTCTCCACTCGAATGCTGAATGGTGAAACGCTGGTCGCTCTCCGTCGTTGCCAGGATGGTCACGGGCTGCTCTGGCAGTCCACCCAGCGCATCCTTCAGTCGTATGGCGTCTACACAGAACTTGCCACCGCCCTCGCACTCCGACAGAGCTATCTCACGAGTCATGATGGCCTCCGCGTCCGAGGCCGTCAGCCTGGCAATCTTCGCCTTCTCGTTCACTTCGAAGAGAATCTCGCCCAGGATGGGCAGCGCGTTCTTCGGGTTAATCACTTTGCAGAGGTTTTTTACAGCGTCCTCTAAACTGCTCTTCTGTACGATAATTTTCATAACTTCTTTCTGTTTAGTTGTTCGTTTAATTCCTTACTATCTCCCATTGTCCGTTGTCGTATTCCACAAGCTCGTCGCCTATGTACGCCACGCCCATCAGTAGTGGATTGCCAACCAGCATGAATTGATCAATGATAAGCTGTGGCTTGTCGACTATCTTGATAATCTTTCTAACACATGGCAGGGCAAAGACATCATTTAGATTCTTGCCCGTAAACTTAACTCTTCGTACTTCTTTCATAGTTCTTTATTTTCTTTCGTTTCACTTTTCCGCTTCCTTAGTTCCGCGTACTTGATGCGTAGCTGACTGATGGTCGCCTGTGCAATCTTCAGCTTATGCAGCAGCTCCTTGTTTTGCTTTGACATGTCCGCTGCCGCCTTGAATGCCTGCTTGCTGTCTTTCCACGTCGCTATGCTCTGCATCAGCACATGAATATCATCTTTGTCGACGTATTCCAGCTCTCGCATGCCGAAGTGGTATAGCAAGCCCTCCAGCAAGTCCTCGGCGGTGTAGAACATATACTGCCGCTTTCCAACCTCCACGGCATAGCCGTTTGGAAGTTGGCAGACATCCAGGTGAATTTTCTTTTTCATGATTTGTCGTTTTTTATATTCGTACCTTCTTGGCTACTGCGATGTAGTTAAGCGAAAGTCCCCACTTGTTATCGTAGCAAGCGCACAGCCCGCCACGGTGCATACCGCCTGCCCACCAAAACTCGCGGTCTTGATGTTCAAGTGCCATGCGTAGGAATCTCTCGGCTGTATATTTCAGTTCGTCGATGGTATGCCATTTCTCGGACTCCATCTCTCTCAGATATTCGATGCAATAAACTTGCTCAAAGTCGAAGCCGTTCATAACCTCTTCGACCAGTTTGTCTTTTTCTTCGTCGCTCATATCATTGTCGTATCTTTGAGGTCAATACCAAGTTCTTCAGCTTTCGCCTTCATCATTTCGATGTTGCGCCAGGGGTTGCAATGCACCTCCTTGTGGCACTTGTGGCAGAGCATGATGCCGTTGCGGATAGATTGCCCAAGTTCCGGGAATCGTGCGAGTGGCAGAACGTGGTGCAACTCCATCGCCTCGTACTCAAACGGCTGTCCGCAATGTGGGCAACGTCCGCCCTGTCTCTCGTACAGCTTGCGCTTGTTCTCGACGCAATGGTCTTTCACGTTGTTTCCGTACATCAAGTCGCGGATAGGTCGTTTCTTCATCCGGCAATTCGAGATGTAGAAGTACAACCGCCCGATGCGTAGTTTCTTCGCCCATCCTTTGCGCCATGCCCTCGGCTGCGAATGGTACGGCGGGTTGATGATTGTCACCTGCCCGCCATGCTGGTTCACTAACTCGCCAACCACCGCCACTGGAGTGTAGTAACTGGGGGGGGCAGTTTTCCCGAATCTGTTGAAAATCTCGTTCAATGTCATAGTTACTGTTGTATTTGTCCTTCACTTAAATCGAAAACGTAGCAAGCATCCAGCAAGGCATGAATCATGTCAATCTTGGTGTGCTGGTTGGTCTTGCGAATAGCCCTGAGCTCTGATGAACTTATCTCGACCTTAGCATTCTGGAAGCCCCACGGCCAGAGCGGTGAGTTGCTCAGGAATAGCGGTGGGTTGTAATTCGAGAACGACCAGCCGTTGGTCTCGGTGTTGTACTCAATGCCCAGCAGCATGTATTCCAGGTGCTGCAGCAGACCGTTCATGGTGACAAACGACTGGCTGACCGGAACCACCATCTTCTTGATGGTCTGCGCGTCGATGCCCAGCGACTGCAGCCACGCCTTGACGGTATTGATGGGCAGAATGCTCTGTGCAGGGTCGTAGCCAAACATAAACAGGTTCAGCCCCTGCTGGTTCTTCGCCATGAGGTCGTTGATGGCGTAGTCAGGTATGAACACCTCGCCAGGGCAGACCTTCAGCCAGCCTTGCTCCACCCATAGCTCATAGAGCGCTTTGTTGGGTGAGTCGTTCAATGCCTTCTCCACAATCCACGCCTCGCAGTCTGCAAACATTCGCTCGTCAGCAGGTTGGTCTTGCCGGTAGTTGACGCCCAGATACGAGATGGCAAAGAGGTCGTCATTTCCACCAAAGTCCAAACCAACAAAGATGTTCCAACCGTCCTGGTACTTGCAGCTGTCAATGCGTCTGTCGCGCTGTCGCTGTCTTATCTGGTCGCCAGTCAGCCACTTGGTCACGCGCATGCTCATATAGGCGTTGAACAACTTCGACATGAGCTCAGCCTTCGTCATCCTTCCGTTGTACATGTCAGCAATGGAGTCCTCGTAGAACTGGTGCTGACAGGTGATGCCCAGCATGGGGTTGATTTTCCGTCTCAGCTCCTTCGAGGTCAGCAGCAGCTGCTCGTCCTTCTTCTCCCAGTCGTCAGGCTCCAACAGCAGACACAGCTGGCGGTCGTTAGATAGCGTTGGCTGTTCCTCACCGCTGTCAAACTCCAGCTCCTGCATCAGACTCTTGTGCAGGCCGTCAAGTATCTCGATGAACGGGCCGCTGGTGATGGTGCCTGCTGTGGTGGTACCAAAGGTCAGACCCTCACGGCGTGGGCCCATACTGGAGCGCATCACGTTCACCAGATTCATCATGTCGTTCTTGCCATTGGTGTATTGGCTGCTGCCCAGCTCGTCCCAGTTGACCAACTCGGCAAACGGGCCATCCTTTGTCTTACCACCGGCCGTTAGCGGCATGATCATCGCGTTACGCACCTGGCGGAACTTCGATTTCCACTTGATAGAGCGAGATGTTATGTCGAAGCGTTTCTTCGTGTCGACGTCACTCAGCATGAACTTGGTACGATCATAAAGTATGCGGCTCTGGAATTCGGCATTCGCGCAGCAGTAGATTTCCGAGTTGTAGTCTCCCATCAGGAAGAACACCACCTGGATATATGCTGACATTCCCGTCTTGTCTGTCTTTCTTGGAGTGTACATCACGAAGTAGTTGCACAACCGTCTGAAGTCCTCGACGAAGCCATCCTCTCGCTCGCGCTCAGTCAGCAGCAGCTCAGGCTTGTCGATGGCTCTGACCTCGGTATTAAACCAGGTGTGGAAACCGAAGACGCTGGCCAGCACGAACACCTGGAACGGTTGCCAACGGTAGACGTGAGCCGTATCGGTACCTGGACACTTGATGCCTCCTCTGACGTGGTGCCAGCGCCCACGCTCGTCCTGCGTCCACTCACCCTCGCGCAACTGGATGATCTGCTGCACCCGTCGCTCGTTGAACTCGTAGGTGCGCATCAGCCGTAGGAATTTTACGGCACACAGAATCTCGTAGCCGTTGTGCAGCTCTGGGTTGTCGGAAATTCCGACGAAGTAGTCCTTCAGTCGTGGGTCGATAGCCTTCAACGCCATTAGCATGTCATCGTTCAGCCGTCTGCACAGAATCTCATGCGCCTGCTGTTTTTCTTCTTGTGTCATAGTCTCATCTATTAGTCAATGCACTTAGTACCAGGTCTTCATCGTCACCGTCAGAACCGCCACCAGCAGCACCGGTCTTTCCTTTTCTGGTCAGCCCCAGCGCCTCGAACTGTTTCACCAGCGTGTTCTGCAGTTTGTCGTACTTATCCAAAAGCGGGTGCACGTCTATCTTCTGCTGGCCCATCGATCCCGTCATGGAGTTGGTGATGTTCTCGGTCTCCAACTGCCCCTGCATCTTGTCGAGTATCACCATGTTCATGGCGGTGGCTCGCAGCATGGGCATCAGCCACGGGTCGAAGGCTGCACCAGTCTTCTGCTGTATCGAGCTCTTCAGCTCTTCGATGTAGTCCTGTGTCGTCTTTGTCTTTGCCATTGTTTATCTGTGAAATTTGATTTGAAGTTGTAGCGTGCACTCATAAGGAATGCGACACTCGTTATACACCTGGACTGAAACGCCCAGCTTGCGGCCTTGCAGCTGCATCCATGCGTTCCATCGGTTGTCGCATGGTCTGTGCCAGGGATGGTTCACGTCGCGGTTACTGGCTCTTACGCGAGTGCCTCGCTGGGTCAGCGCCTCCATCGTTCCCATGCAGACATGCGTCTCTTTGGAATTCTTCGGCCTGGCAACCGTCTTCGGCACCAGCCCCAGCAGCGGACACTCAGCGCAGCAGTCGGGCTGCATGGGTGGCAGCTGAATCATAGTGATGTTACGTCTCGGCATCTTATTTCTGTTTTAAGTGGTAATTGCTGATTTAATGAATGTTAGGATTTACATGTAGTTGGGGTATTCCATAGTATTGTACTATGTAGCGTTGGAAAAAACACTATCTTGAAAATACCCTGTTCAACGGAGACGAGGGCAAGAGGATTTGGGAATCCGAGGCCCCCTGTATAAAAAAGACCCGCGCGGGGTTTAGCGGTTGGTCATTTTATCTTTCCACCGCTCGAAGGCTTGCGCTCGTCGTTCCTTCACCTTCTCCTTGGTCTTGCTCATCAGTTCGACGTGGGCTTGCTGGTGATGGTGAATACACAACAGTACACAGTTGTTTGGATCGTAGCATAACCGCTCCATCTCTGCCTGAGTCTTCGCGCTTTCGAAGGGGATGATGTGATGGCAGTCGACGCCTGGTATTATCCATCCAGTCTGTGCGAGTTTGGCATTGCCAATCTTGCGACCATACTCCTGACCGTCTCGACGGCACCACTCGCACAGTCCGCCAGCCCTTTTCCATACCACACGCTTGGTCTCCGGCCAGCGCTTGTCGTTGAGCATCTTCATGTGCTCAGGTCTGTATCTCGATTTGCTCATCCATTGTCTACCATTCATATCCATGCGGTCTGAAGCCTTGCGCCTCCAGTGCCTCCAATGTCTTAGGGTCTGCTGGTGGTGTCGGCTCTGGCTCTGGCTCTGCAAACTTGAACTCTTCGTCAATCATCCTGCACCTCGCTTTCTTCTGGTGGCTGCAGGTCTGTCTGTCTGTGCTCACCTTCCCAGTCGTCGAAGTTGAAGCGCTGGTCTTGTGCAAGGCTGTCAGGAGTGCGGTGCTGCAGGCCCTTGGTCTTCTGTCCGTAGGCATAGCCCTTGCCGTTGTCTGCACGCGCTGCATCCTCAAACTCTTGGCGATACTCTCTGTTGAGCTGCATAATCACCTCGGCATCTGCCAACAGGTTGATGACCTCGCTGACGGTCTCGCAGCCCAGCACGATGCGGGCGCGATACAGCTTAAGGTACAGCTCAGGCATGCAGATGTTGAAGATGCGCTCAAAGATGTGCATCACGTTCGAGTCCTCTTCCCAGATACCACAGAATGGCTTGCTGACCAGCTTGGCCCTGAATCCCTTTTTGTTTCCATCGGCATCCTGGAAGATGTACACCGCTTGGCATACTTCCTTGTGCACGGTTGGGTCTGCCAGGTTCAAGGCGTCAGCCCAGCCAACGAGGTGTTCGAAGATGCTCATCGCTCGCTCCATCTCTTCTGTCAGGTTGTGCCGATCATCACCATAGCGAATAAGAGTGTCGACAACCATTTGCATCAGCTCGTAGATGGTCAGCCCCTTCTTCTTGGCGATGCGTGCCAGCTGCTCAGCGGCATGTCTGCTGACCTTGGTTGCCAGCGACACGAACTTCTCGTCTTGCTGTTGTGTGAATTGTTCGTCTGTCATTGTGTTATTGTTAGGTTTAGTTTGTCAATCAATGGTGCCATTGCTGGCGACTGCTTGCGCAGCTCTTCAAGTGTCGTCGGTGGTGGCGGTGCCTCGTTGAGCATGCGGATCACCACGTCAGCGATGTCTGCCTTCGGCCCGTCGCATTCCTTCCACCAATCTGTCACCGGCTTGGCGTCGATGCTGATGCCTGGGTAGTAGAGTCCGTCGGCTTTCTGCTTCCACGCCTTCACACCGTCGCGGTCAGGGTAGAGTATGATGTTACGTCGCTGGTCAAGCAGTGGCTTCAGCCGCTCTCGCGTGATGTTGCTACTGCCACAGCATGCAAGCCATAGTTGCATGTCGTTGTTGCCGTAGGCTATGGCCATCAGCAGTGCTGTCTTCTCGCTCTCCACCAGCTTGATAGTCGCTTTCGGGTATCGCTTCAACAGATGCTCACCGAATAGGCACTGCCGGTATTCCTGCTTCTCAGGGTCGTAGTATTGCTTGTAACCGCCACGCTCCAGTAGATTATGAATCCAGTCTGTCGAGTATTGGTTCTTTTCTTTGATACGATGTCCGTCTGGCTTGTACTTCATGTAGTGAGCCGTGCGAGGGTTGCCGTCCTTGTCTATCTGCCAGAACACTGTGAACTCATGGTCGCCTGAATGTTGGCGGATGGTTGAGTGGCCCACGCAGTAGTCGTGCAACACCTTTGGAATGCGTGCCCGTTGCTCAATGCCCCACTTGACACCCTCGCGGATGAAGCGTACCAGATGATCCATCGTGATGTCTTGCATGCGCTTTGCTACTATCGAGCGAGGTAGTACCAGCGTAGGCAGTGGTGGTGGCAGTGGTCTGGGTGGCGGTGGTGTGTAGTTCAGTGGCACGTCGTCCACCTCGATGTTGTACTTCTTTCCAAGATAGCGGATGGCGTTAGGGTATGACAGTTTCTCGTGAGCCATAAGGAAGTCCACCACACCGCCCTTCGCATCGCACTTGAAGCAGCGATAGCAGTTCTCCTTGGGATATACCGAGAAGTTGCCGTAGTCTCGGTCTTCGTGGAACGGGCAGATGCCTTCATACCTCACGTTCTTCTTCCTCAGCTTCACGTCTTGAAAGTCTCCAATGACCTCCTCGATGCGTGCCACGTCAAGTATGTGGTCGATGATGTCCTTGCGTATCTTAGCCATAATCGCACAAAATATTAAAGATTACTGTAAAGCCAAACGCGTGTGCGCGTCGCGCGGGTGGGGGACGCTTGCCCCTTGCCCCGCCGCCCTCCAAGCGGCAGGGGGCATGGTGCATGCGGAACCCGCACGAGTTGAACCTGTGGTTTAACCCACCTACACCTTTAGGTGTAGAGGGGAACTTGGTTTAACTCAAAATGGCAGGTCTTCAGGAGGCTGCAGCATGTAATAGCCACCACTCTTGATTGTACTCTCTTCAAGGTAGTGCAAGTTGATAGCCGCCATAAGGTCTGCCTGCTGTTTGCTGTCGTTCTTCTGACCACCAATTTCTCCAAATACTGTCTTCTTGATTTGAGCACGGCTCATTGGCCATTCATATTGGTTCTTGGCTTGCTCTATCCATTCGCGGATGTCTTCGGGCTTGTCACATTGTGGCTGCTCCTTAGACTTGCTCGACAGGTTGCTTCCTGACGTGATAATCTTGGGAACGCCAAGGTTGCCGGCATCGTCGGTAATCTGAAACTTCCAGTCGTCAATGTCCTTGCCGCGAGCGTCCTGCTGTTTGACGGTAAATGTCACACCTTCTGTTGTCTTCGACTTGATGGAGATAAGCGTGTCGCTCACCTTGTTACCCAGCTCTGTACCAATCCAGCCACGCATCTTGCTGTCCTCTCCGTCGCTGTTGATGCGAGGATTCTGGTGCAAGGCGTTCCAGATGCACATGTGCCTGTCTTCAGCCATGCTTGCCAGGTCGTCGAGAATCTGCGTTCCTGCATCCTCATCGTTGATACTCGACAGCAGGTCGCGCAAACCGTCGATAAACACCACGTCAGGCTGTATGGCGTCAATAGCCAACCGGATGAGCTCGTAGCGCTTCCTGTAGGCTCTCACGTTGTCATCCTTTGGCATATTCTTCAGCCATAGGACGGCAAACCTGTCTTCAGGGAACGGTGAATCCATTGGCTCGTCACAGAGCCAGTGCACGCGCCTCAGAACCTTCGCTGAGTTCAGCTTCTCCATCTCCGTATCACAGTATAATACCTTTGGCTGGTGTCCCAGATACTCGATGGTGCGCTCTGGCACTTCCAGTCCTGGCAGATAGAGCTCTGTGCGCTTCTTGCCGCTACCCAGTATCGCTGCCATCAGCTGAGTCAGAACAAACGATTTACCGTTCTTCTTCTGACCGCTGATGGCACCAAGACCGCCAACCGTCGAGAATGGAACGCCCTTGAACTCCAGCATGTAGTAGGGCTCTGGGTAGTTCTCGCGTGGATCGAGCAAATAAGGCCGCAGCGTGTCCCACCGTATCTCTTCAGGACTTCGCAAATCTGGTGCGGTTGTCGTTGATTCGTTGCTCATAAGCTGCATCTATTGATTGCTTCGAGAAATATCCGTGAGTATTACGGTGAGGACGGTACGCTTTCCACTTCCGCTCGGTGATCTTCTCCCTGTTCTTCCTGTAATACTCACGAAAATACGCTCTCTGTTCTTCTGTCATAGTCCCTAATTGTTAAGAGTGGCGCCAGTAGGCCACCACTCGCTGAAATACTCGTCAGAATGGCAGGTCATCGGCATCACCTCCTCCCTGCTGCTGTTCTGGCTGTTGGTTTGCAGTTGGCTGTGGTGCAGCTCCTTGTCCCTGATTCACCGTAGGCTGTGGCTGTGCCGCAGCACCCTCAACCACCTCGAACTTATACATCCTGACTTCGTTGTACACCTTCCCGTCATATTCGCGGGTATGGTGCCCGAAACCGATGCGCACCTTGGCAAACTCCTTCAGCTGGCTGATGATCTTCTCGTCGAAGGTTTCCAATACCACACTATCAGCATAGCGGTCTGTCGGATTTTCGTAATACTCGAAGACAAACGGCTGTGTCTTCCACTCATTACCAGTTCTCATCGATATTCCAGTTCTTGCTGGCAGTATCTTTTTGATTTGACCTATAAATTCCATATACTATATTTGTTGATGATTGTATTAATTTCCAGCAATTATCGCTATTATCAGGAATAGTACCAGCCAGATGTGTGTCAACACTACCTGGCCATTTGTGAATGTCTCACCGCAGATGGCACTGAACGTCATATTGTTGTCGTGCCACCATTCTTTAAATTTCTGTTTCATGATTATTTTGTTTTTAGTTAATAATGTTCGCTAAAAAAAGAGCACGACCTTCTCAGGCGGTGCTCGATTTACAAAAAGAATATAGATTTTCTCCCACTCTGCGTTTCACGGGCTTGTGACCGTCACCATTGAATACAATGATGGCCGCATTAGGAATTACTCGCGCTGCTGTCCTGGCTCTTCGCATGTGTTCCCCATGCGCCTCGTCGCCTACAGATTGCTTTCACGCTACCGTATCCACTCCAGCTATTTGCCTTCTGTGCCACTTTGCCTGCCTCCTCGCTCCCTGTGGTTAGGATTGCCGTTCGCCTGATGGTACGCGTACCTTCTGACTTTTCCATGCACTTTTGTGGAAAGTGAGGGATTCGAACCCCCGTGTTGCTGTCGAACAGTATTGGTCTTATGCTCTCGGCTGCCTTGCTTTGCTGCTGCTTGTCCACTCAGCCAACCTTCCTCTGTCTTTGTTCTTTGCGTCGCCATTTCATGGCGGCACCGTGCCTGCTGCTTTTCCAGCAGGTCTTATCTCAGCAACTTCAGGTCATCATACACCCCGTTGCGAATGTTCTCCGCAATTTCCAGCTTCGCGTAGCACCGCCTGGTGCTGCGTGTCTTGCCGTCGAGGTGTGTTACTGTGATTTTCTTGTTGGGCAGAATGTCACCATACTTCTCCAACCAGTCCTTGGTAAACATCTGGAACTGCTTGCACAGCTCTTCTGCTGTCAGGTATTGTTCGTTGGCCCGCATCATTGCCAGGTATGCGCCACGCTCAGCA